TCTCAACAAAGATGATGTTAACCGACTGCTCAAGGGGCAGATGCTTAAAGAATCTTCATTGATTGTCCAAATGGAAAATCCTGAGCGTGAATGGATAGGTCTGACGGACAAAGAACTTGATGATTTGTATAGAGTGTTAAAAATTCGGCTTATGGGAACTTTTCAAATTAAAGATATTTACCGAGCCATAGAAGCCGAACTAAAGGAGAAGAACACATGAGATTAAGAATCGAAGAAATAATTTACGCAATACTTGTTGTCGTCGTCATGTGCTTTCTAGCATGGGCTATGGTATATGGGTTGTGGCTAGGTTTTGGCCCAAGTAAAGATGAGCGTGAAAGAGACCACGCCATGCAAGTCATTCAAGAGGTGGATGGGTGCAAGGTCTACAGGTTTTACGATGGTGATTACCACTATGTGACTCGGTGCGGTGAGAAAGTAACAACACAAAAGAACTGGAATGAGAATTGCGGTAAGGCTTGCATCAGACACAGAACAGAAGACATTACAACGGAGGATAACAGATGAACACAAAAGAAGCCACGGAATTGTTGCAACGAATCTTTGCGGTGAACGAACAGATTGTCAAACAAAACCATCAAGTTTTGTCGGTGCTGACAACCCCACACATAACTCAAGATACAAGCAAAAATTGGAAAGCATTGACTGCTGATGAAGTTAAAACAATTGTAGCTAACGCACAATCAATTGAGTGGGCTGTGTTGATGGCTGACTCAACTATTAAGGTGAAGAACACATGAGACCATGTCCATCATGTGGAGGAGATTGTGGGTACACCAAGAAAAAAGGTTGCCAATACAAATCAAATGAATTCAATCCCGATTGGGATGAAGTCAAAGACATGGTTGAGGAAATTCAAAGATTGGCAAAAAGAGTTGAGGAGCTTGAACAACGCACATGGGTAGGACTGACTGATGAGGAAATACAAGAATGTTTAAAAGGTTTGCCAACACAGACTATTGTTGTGTACGCGCGACGCATTGAAGCCAAACTAAAGGATAAGAATACATAGACCATGACCAAAGTACTTGAAAAACAGTTGGAACGTCATTTTAGTCAAGAATGCAAACGTCTTGGCGTGACATCTTTAAAACTACACTTACGGTTCTCAACTGGTTGGCCAGATCGGATTGTAGTCATCAACAAAAACGTCATATGGATAGAACTTAAGACACTAACCGGTGTGCTTAGTCCTAGACAAATAGCCGTTCATGAGTTACTTAGAAACTTAAATCACAAAATTCTTGTTTTACGAACTAAAGAGGAAATCACAAATGTACTGGAATCCGCACAATTATCAAATGAAAGCCGTAGAGTTCTTAGTAAAAAACGGGTCCGGTCAGTTGTGGCTAGACCCAGGACTGGGGAAAACCAGCATCACACTTCAGACACTGAAGATTCTACGTTCAGCAAAAGCAATTAACAAGGTTTTAATTCTTGCACCACTTAGACCAACATATGCTGTGTGGCCTGAAGAGATTAAGAAGTGGGAAAACTTCCATGATCTAACTATCAGTGTGCTGCATGGATCACACAAAGATTCAAGGTTTAGTGATACATCCTTCATACATGTGATGAACTTTGAAGGACTACAATGGCTAGCCAAAAAGAGTACATTCCCATATGATACATTGATCGTGGATGAGATTAGTTATCTTAAGAACACACGAACAGAGAGATTTAAAGCATTATCACCAATGCTGGATAAGTTTAAGCGGCGTATTGGATTAACAGGCTCACCTGCACCCAACAGTCTTATGGACATCTTTGGTCCACAATTAGTCATAGACCGTGGTGCCACTTTTGGTAAGTACATCACTCATTTTAGAACAACTTACTTCTATCCAACCGGTTATGGTGGTTATTCATGGGCTCTTAAAACAGGCGCTGATGACACCATCTATGAAAAGCTATCGAACAAAGTGCTTCGTATGAAAGCAGAAGACTATCTTGATATGCCAGAATTGATCACTAACAAAGTGATGATAGAGCTACCAGCTAAAGCTAAGAAGATGTACAAAGAGCTTGAGGATAAGCTATTGCTGGACATTGATGAGAACAAAGTGACCGCATCAACAGCTGCAGTGGCTGTCGGTAAATGCCAACAAATTGCTAATGGTGCTATTTATTTAGATGGTGAAGACAAAGATGTATTACCAGTACATGATGAGAAGCTGGATGCTGTAGAAGAATTAGTTGAGGGCTTAAATGGTAAACCATGTCTTATTGGTTACCACTTTAAACATGATCTTGAAAGGCTTAAAAAGCGTTTTCCTTTGGCACCATTCATTGGATCTGGTGTAACAGGAAAAGATATGCAAGCAATTATTGATGAATGGAACCAAGGCCTTCATCCTGTACTTTTGGCACATCCACAAAGTGCAGGGCACGGTCTGAACTTACAAGGTTCAGGGCATGCCGTTATCTGGTTTAGCAACACATGGTCATTGGAAATCTATGAACAGTTCATAAGACGTTTATGGCGCCAAGGGCAGAGGAACAATATCATTGTTCATCAAATTGTTGCTAAAGATACTATTGACGAAGCAATTGTATTAGCACTTCGTGGCAAAAACAAAACCCAACAGGCTTTGATGGATGCTATTAAGGCTTATGCAAATAAAGAAAAAATTGAAGAAATAAGTTAAGTAAACTGTTTACTTACTTAAAATTACGGTATAATCAATTCAAGGAAATCATATGAAACCAATTAGTCGAAATCCGTTTGTGTATATAGCATCACCATTCTTTAATGATCGTGAAGTAGCTGTTGTAGAACAAATTAAAAGCATTTTGAAACAAAATAGTCTATCATTCTTTAGCCCAAAAGATGATATGCTATATGACCCTAAAACAATGACACCTGCCGATGTCTTAACTGTGAATGTACAAGCATTACACAATACTGACTTAACTGTTTGTGTGACCGACGGTAAAGACCCAGGCACATTGTTTGAAGCCGGTTGGTGTTATGCACAAGGCGTACCTATTATTTATATTTGGCTTAGCGGTAAAGAAGGACAAAAGTTTAATTTAGTGCTTGCCGCATCTGGTGCAGTTGTTCGATCCTTTGACCAACTAGATCAGGCCGTTAAAGAAGTTAAACAATCAGGCACGTTTGAAGCCAAGAACTGGTCTGAGGAGACAATGGATTATGAATAAAGACCATGAAAAGTTTTTCATGGACAGCTATACATTAGAGCACACGAAGCGTTATAGCATGAAGCCTGTCATACTTCAAGAGAGTGTGGCAACCCATAGCTATTTTGTGGCTCTTGCTGTTATGCTACTTAGAGCTGATTATAAGTTTGATGTAGATAAAGCCATTAAGATTGCTCTATGTCATGATCTTCCAGAGATGTATATATCTGATGTGAACCATTTAGTCAAAAAGCAGTTTCCAAATGTGGCAAAAGCTCTTAAAGATGCTGAATACCAGATTGCTGAAGACATGATTCCATACAGGCTTAGTCATTATGTTAGAGACTATCATGATGATTCACCTGAAGCATTGGCAGTTCATTATGCCGATGCTTTGCAATGTAAGCAATATGCAGACAATGAAATTCAATTAGGGAATCAAGGTTATATGACCGATGTATATCGTAATAGTGTCAAGCGGTTATATGAACTTGAGTCTAAACTTCAACCTTATAAGGTACATCCATGAAAACGACAGATCAAGTTCTAGCTCAGAGAGGCGCTGTTTACGGTGATTTTTTTGAGGGTATATCATTAGAGTCAGAAATCCTTTCAGCAATATGTGGTAGGTATGAGTCTCAGCATGGTGAGAACTTACCTATGGATTTCTATTTATTCTTTTCTAAGATTGCCATGAAACTTTCTAGATTGTCAGTTTGCCCTGACCATATAGATAGTTGGACAGATATAGCAGGATATGCTAGGTTAGTAGAGATTCATTTAACAAAACTTCAAGGAGAAAAAGATGCCCAAGGTCAACAAGAGTCAAATGCCACAATTACAGAAGATGCACACAACACTAAAGTTCGGAAAAAAGCCCGAACCCGTAGAGTTCGTCAATCAACTAGAGAACATAGAAGTGAAACTAGTTCATTCACCGACGATACCGGAATTCAGGAAGACGATTTCGGTCTTTCTAATGAACACATGGAATGACAAGATTCAATGGGATTTTCCTGAAGAGGATATTAACCAAACCATTGATGAACTATTCCGCTATGAACTGCTACCTACTGCAATGGAAACGATCAACATTACATGGTCAGTCAATGGCATGGACATGATTGACACCACACACTTGATTAGGCATAGACTATTTAGTTTTGCAGCTCAAGTGCATGGTGACCGTGATATGCGTGATGACCGTGTCATGGTAAAACCTAGCATTATGGCTAACCCTGAGTTCTTTGAGCGTTATAAAAGGATTACTGAAGATGCTAGACAACTTTATATCGATATGCTTGATAGTGGTCTTGTTCACGGTCTTGATACCCGTACAATTATGCCTCGTAATTTTGAGCATTTTTATATGGTTCGTTGTACTATTAAAGACCTTATTGGTTATTGCATTATGCGTGGGGATGAACAGATCCAGACAACGGTCGACAACATCATCGCAATGAAGCTATGGCTTGAAGTCTTAAAAGTTTATCCATTCCTTAAAGGATTGGTTGACTTTAGAAAGCCTGATGCTTTTTACCAACGTCAATGCGCCAAAGGCAAAACAAACATCT